ATGCTAGATGTTCGGGCTAGTCTGGATCTCAACCAACAGCAGTGTTTGTGGCTAATAGAGAAGTTCAAGCAAGGAATGCTGAATGGCGCGTATGCAGACGATTAGCCTTGCAACCCAGGGGATAGCCCACTAGAATAGGTAGTGTAGTAACCGCTTTGGCAGAGCGAGAATGGTTGAGAGAGAGGGCTTTAGTTTGCGGTTGTGAGTTGAAGGGCAAAATCTGCCAAGATTCTCTTAACCACCCATCTCTCGGGACTGCAATCTAAAGTCCTTTTTGCGTTTGGTCGCATGACAGTACGGAATAGTACTATTCGACAGTACGAGCCCCGACCAAGCGCAACCCCTTCCCTCCCTCCCCTAAGCAATAGTCTGTATTGATGAGAGTAAAGATCAGGTGGTGTGTAAAAACTTAATATCCCTTGATTGCTGTAGGACAGGTATCCTCATGGGTGGTTGCATCCCGTCTGGAATAAAGTTCACCTGAGTAGCAACCCAGCACTCTCATCAATACAGACTAACCAATCTGCTAGGGGTTAGGTTGTTTCGTGATACACTAAATGCGCGCCTACCTTTAGCGGGGGAAAATCCGATTGCTCATCGGGCTGGCGTAACAACCTCAAGAGCGACAACCATGGAGCAATGGTTATGATTACCCAGAAATACCTTCATGAAGCCTTATCCTACGACCAAGAAACCGGCGTCTTTACTTGGCTGGATGATCGTCCTGTAAGCCATTTCAAGAATGAGCACGGCCGCAGTATCTGGAAGGCCCGTCGTGCTGGGAAGCCCGCAGGATACAAGGGGAATAGGGGGTATATTCAAATAGGGATATATGGAAAGCTAATTTCAGCGCATCGCCTAGCTTGGTGTTACGTATACGGAAACATGCCGGACGATCAAATCGACCATATTGATGGCGATCCAATCAACAATCAAATCAGCAACATCAGGGCGGTCACGAACGCAGAGAACAGTAAAAACCAGAAGCGATACAAAAACAACAGTAGCGGCGTAGTTGGCGTTTACTGGGACAAGCGAGGCGAGAAATGGATGTCGAAAATAAAAGTCGACGGCAATCAAATATATCTCGGCTTGTTCGACAAGATAGAAGATGCTGCCGCGGCGCGCAAATCTGCCGAACTTGAGTATGGTTTCCACGAGAACCACGGCCAAGATCGGGCGTTGTAGACAACCTATAGGCATGAGAAAGGATAAGGCAATATATAACTGAGTAAGGAGAGTGATGATGATCACAAAATACAGAACAGGCGGATTTGGAAACAAACTCATTGAAGAGATCGAGGTTGAGCGAGAGACTGATGCGAGCGTATGGATAAACGGAACGCGAAGCTCAAAAAGCTGCAGCTGGCTCCGCTATCACCACACATGGGGCGAAGCAAAAGAATATCTATTGAATAAGGCACAGAACGAGCTTGATGGAGCGCGCATCCGGCTAGAAAGGGCTCAAGGTGCATACGGGAATGTAAAAGGCCTAAAGCAGCTTTAACCCTTTGGATAAGACAATAACTAGGAGAGAGATGATGAGCACACAAAGAAAATGGAAATTAACATGGTCATATGGCTATGCCGGAACTAGTGGCAGTGAAGTTATCGATCTGATTGATGACTGGGGGTATTCGGAAGAGCAGTTAGCTGAAGCTACAGACGAGGAGCTAGAAAAAGAAGTTAATACCTTCTGCTGGGAGCAAGCAATACAGCAAGTTGAATCATGCGCTGAGCCGGTTGATTAACCCTTACAGCTATGAATAGGAGAGAGAGATGATCGGACCAAGTAAAGGAGCGCTTCGCAGTGGTGCTGACATGATGAAGATTCAGGCACAGGCAATAGCAGAAACAGCAGAGCAGCACGAGCGCGACCAAGAAGACAGGGAGAGAAGATTCGTTGCTCTTGTTTATTCCTACCTATCAGAGCATGGGCTGGCAGTAGTGCCGTTAGAGGGACTGTCAGGTGAATGGATAAGCGTAGAGGATCGGCTGCCTTCGCCTAACACAGGAGTGTTAGTTTTTAACAGATATAAGTTTATAGCCTGCATTCAAGAAGATGGCATTTGGTTCTCTGCTGAGGATTACGAAACACTTTTTCAAGTAACGCATTGGCAGCCGCTGCCTTCAGACCCCACCGCTACCAGTTAAATAAGAGGAAAAAGCATGAAAGTCGGGGTGGAATTAAAAGCCTGTATCAGCTAAAATTAATCATGCCGACAATAACGGGGTGATTCATGAGAATGGTAGATATAACAGGGGAGACATTCGGCAAGCTAAAGGCGGTTTCCCCCGTATTCGGTGGTAGGGCAGTAAAGTGGCAGTGTGTCTGCGAATGCGGGAAGACATCGATTGTAGACGGAACAAAGCTTAGATCAGGGCATACTAAAAGCTGCGGGTGCTTGCTTGGTGTTGAAAGGGTAAACCACGGCAAATCTCATACGCACGAGTATAGGATATGGGCTGCTGTAAAGCAGAGGTGTCGAAATCAGAAGAACGAACACTTTAAGAATTACGGTAGCCGCGGGATAGACATCTGCGATGAGTGGGCAGAGTCCTTTGAGGAGTTCCTATCTGGCGTTGGCGTTTGTCCGTCGAGCGATCACACGATAGACCGGAAAGACACAAATAAAGGATATGAGCCGGGGAACGTCCGATGGGCGACAAGAGAGGAGAACCAGAGAAATCTCAGGAAAAGCAAAAGATGGGTTGTAGATGGGGTTGAATATGAATCTCTCTCTCATGCATCTGAGTGCACAGGATCTTCGAAGGCAACCATACAGAGATGGTGCGACGGAGGCACTAACAACGGGAAAGTGTCCAAAAACAAAGAAGGCTGTTTTAGCTATAAAATCTACGAGGATTGACATGAAAAAATTATCAGCAAAGATCGGTGAGTATCAGAAGGATGGTCAGACCAAAGGAAGATACTCAAATATCGGTGTCATCCAACAATCCAATGACGGGGGAGAATATGTCCTACTCGATCCAACCATATCGCTGGCAGGGATCTTGGCGGCACAGAACGCATTGGCTGTATCGCAAGGCAAAGAAATTAGGGACCGGGTGATGGTGGGCGTATTTGAGGAGAATCAGGACGGGCAACAGCAACAGCAGAACGGTTATCAGCAACAACAGCAACCCAATCAGGGCCAACAGCAGCAACAGTCTCGGCAAGGGCAGCAGCAGCCTACGCCAAACCAAGGCGTTTATGATCCGAACGCCCCAGCCTGGTAAGGTAACCGCTAACAACCCGCCCCTAAGTAGGGGCTATAGGAGATGAGAGATGACCGATACACAGATGGAAATGCCGAAGTACACATGCCACAAGCAAGTATGGGCGCTGAAGATTGAGAGCGTTAATGAGCGGATGGACGGATCTGCAAAGCTCTGCATAGAGGACGAAGGGTTCGCCTCTATTGAGGTGAATGAAGCCTACATGCGCAAACATCAACCTGAAGCTGGTGGATATTACGTGGTCTACAAGGATGGCTATAAGTCATTCTCGCCTGCGGATGCCTTTGAGTCTGGCTACACCAAAGATTGATCAACGCAAAGAAGGAGATGGATCATGAGTCCCTGGCTAATAATCGGCATCATACTTATTGTTGGTATAGGGTATGAGGGGAATATAGTGGAGTTTAGGGAGTGGGTAGAGGATTTAAGGTTAAGCTAATTTCTATACGGAGAGGTTATAACGATGAGTAAAGTATTTTTAGGTGGCACCTGTAACGAATCCACATGGCGCAAAAGCTTGATGGCCATGCTTGCTGTGGAATATTTTAACCCTGTAGTGGAGGATTGGACTCCAGAATGTCAGTCCGAGGAGGAGAATCAAAAGGCAATATTCTGCAATATACATCTGTATGTGATAACAAGCGATATGACCGGTACATTCAGTATCGCTGAGGCTATTGAGTCTGCCATGACTCCGGGAAAGCAAGCTATTTTCCACGTAATGCCTGATGGGTTCAGTAGGGCGCAGATCAAATCACTGGGGGCGGTGGCCAGCATGGTCGAGAAGCATGGGGGGATATCGTACATAGATGAGGATCTTCGGCGCACAGCCAGAGTTATCAATAACTGCTTTGGTCCGCCTAGCTGTTAATGCGTTGATCGAGCTGCTATGATGGTCCTTCATCTCTGTACTCTCCTTTGCCCTCTTCGTGAGGGCTTTTTTACGCCTGCTATATTTGTGATATAATTTATGGTATTTGGATAGAGGGCTGAATCGTGCCAGACCATACTAAGCAAGAGCGAAAGAAGACGGCAAAGAAAGTCTCGCGCAAGATCAAGAAGCTGAAGGGAGAAGGCAAACCTCAGAAGCGCGCAGTCGCCCAGGCCATCAACACCGTCAAGCGCAAGAGATCCTAGCATGTGCCCTGATTGCATTAAGGTCAAAGATAAGCCGCTAACCTATACCAAATGCAGGAAGTGCGAGGGATGGCGTGAGATGAACCCAGCGGAGAAAGACCAAGCTAAGAAGCCCTGGCGATTCGGTGGTAGCGGTGAGGCAACGAAGAAGTATTGAGGTGGTCTATGGAAGAAATGGACGTTCAATACCTAGAGTTCAAAGAAGAGTTCTATTATTATCATGAAGAAACGTGGTGGGTAGTGCTAGAACAGGACGATGACGGATTGACCACAGGGGCAGAGGTAAGCGCTCCTTGGGTCTTACATTGATCAACCGTAGAGGTGGCCACAATGAGCAATGAACTGACGACAACCAAAGCGCTAGAAGGCGAATACATCGAAGCAGGAGAGCCGGAGCAGGAATGCCAATTTACAGCAGCTAACGCAAGACGACAACAGCAAGCATTCTCAGCACAAGCAGCACAGCAGAATCAAATGGATGCAATGAGGGCACAACAACAAGGGTTAGGTCAAGCTGCATTCGGGCTAGGCGGGATAGGGGCACTAGCTGGCGGGCTATTCGGCTTTAAGTAATAAACCGTAGAGGCGGGGAAGATGGACAAAGAGAGATTCGAATATCTGTACTATTTGTTTCCTTGGAGTGTAAAGCCTGAAGACGTAGAGGATTATAACGAAGTGCACAGGATTGCAGGCATTGCGATAAAGGAGCGGTTCCAGGAGATATTCAAGGAACACAAGGCAGAGTTAGATAAACGCTAGAGGGCGTTAAGATGGCAGATAAGAAGAAGACGGGCAGGCCGTCTGATTACACCGACAAGATCGCTAACACCATATGCGCGCGCCTAGCTGAAGGCGAATCCATGCGCAAAATAGCCAAAGACGATGATATGCCAAGCTGTGTGACTATGTTCGCATGGCTCCGTAAGCATGAAATCTTTCTTAAGCAATACGAGGTCGCTAAGGAGGAGTGTGCTGACATGTATGCTGAGGAGATCGTTGAGATTGCAGACGATACCTCTAACGATTACATCGATGTTACAGACGAGAACGGGGCTACAGGGGCGACTAGGCTAAATACTGAGCATGTGCAAAGGTCACGGCTAAGGATTGACACTCGTAAGTGGGTGGCGGCTAAGCTCAAGCGCAAGAAGTATGGGGATCAGATTCAACAGGACGTGACTCTGCCAGAGGGCGTAGTTTTTAATATGCAATTCATGGGGGAGAAGGGCAATGAGTAGCTTAGAAAAAGCAATTGAAACAATATTGAAGTTTAAGCGTGACAGAGAAGAGATCATGCAGGTAATGGAGTCGCGGCCATGCTACGCCATAGATAAACAGATATGGCTGGATGTTTTGCAGTATATGACCAATCATCAAGATGACATAGATGATGATGTGAACGATTACGGCGACTTGAAAGCAGTGCAAGCATATGCAAGACGAAACAGCCAGTGAAGACAATCCAATACATAGCCTCACCCACAGCCGCCCGCTTCCACGCATCCGATAAGGTTGTGCGCGGCTTCCTTGGCCCGGTCGGAAACGGCAAGAGCGTCTGCTGTATCAACGAGATGCACCGACTAGCGGTACTCCAGGAGCCTAACAACGAAGGCAAGCGCCTAACCAAGTGGGCTATTGTCCGTAACACCTATGACATGCTGGAAACAACCACTCTCGCCACGTTCAAGCAGTGGATACCCCACGAGATATGCGGAATCACTCTCAAGCCTATGCGGGGCGAGATGGATTACCCGTTACCTGATGGCACTAGGGTTCAATGCAAGTTCATATTCCTGGCGCTTGACCGACCTGATGACGTAAAGAAGCTGCTATCTCTTGAGGTGACAGGCGTATTCATGAACGAGGCTAAGGAGCTGCCATACGCGGTCCTTAAAGCTGCCCGTGAGCGTATTGGGCGTTATCCTTCACAGATCGATGGGTATGTGGACAAAGGCGACTACAAGGCACCAAGGGACGAGCAAGGTAGCTATAAGCCCTGCACACGTAAAGCCGTACTGATGGACACAAACCCACCTGAAGATGACCATTGGTGGTATCAATTAGCCGAAGAGGGCTCCCTTAGATCCAACAAATCAAGCCAAGCCAAGCGCGCAGTCAGTGAGATATTTGACTTTGTACGCGGCCCCTCTCCTCTCTTAAAGCAGCCTAATGGCGAGTACAAGCCCAACCCATTAGCTGAGAACATAGCCTTCTTGCCTGGTGGCTATCAGTATTACCTGGACATGATCGCTGGTAACACTGAAGACCATATCAACGTGATGGTGCTTGGTAACTACGGCACGATCAAAGACGGTAAGCCTGTATACCCTCAGTACAATGACCGCCTGCACTGCCCTGAGAAGCCGCTGGGAGTGATTGAAGACCTCCCCATTGGCTTAGGCTGGGATGGTGGGCTGACTCCCTCCTGCATCATTGGGCAGATGACGCAGCGCGGACAGTTACGGGTTATCGCTGAGTTAGTATCTGAAGATATGGGGGTGAGGCAGTTCGCCCGTGATGTGGTGAAGCCATTCCTGCAGCGCAACTTCTACGGCATTGAAGTGGCATTCAGCTACATAGACCCAGCAGGCAAAGGACGCGGCGAGGCAGAAGCTAAGTCAGCAATGGGTATCCTTAACGATGAATACATCGAAGACAACGAAGACGGCGACATTATCCAGCCATTGAATCTAGGCTTTGAGACTGAGCCAGCGCCAACAAACGACCCGACCAAGCGCATTGATGCGGTGAACAGCTTTATCATCAAACTAGTGGATGGTGAGCCTGGTTATCTCGTAAGCCGCAAATGCCCTATGATTCGTAAAGGTAAGATCGGCGGCTATCAATATAAACGTGTTCAAGTATCAGGTGAAGATCGATATAGAGATAAGCCGGACAAGAATAAATACTCACACCCTGCAGACGCTGAGCAATATATGGCTTTAGGTTTCAGCGGAGGCTTTGTAGTACAATCAGATGACGATTGGGACGAAGACGACTTTGGCGAAGTTTCAGTGATGGGGTATTGATATGTTTGGTGATCTTTTCAAAGCAACTGTTGGCATTATAACTACACCGATTGATATAGCGGCCGATGTTATAACTCTTGGGGGTTCGCTTACTGATAAGCCTGAACCATATACTTGCAAGAAAGCAAAGCAAGTGATGAAGAACCTAGAGAACGCAATTGACCCGGACAAGGATTAGAAGCATGGCAATCATTAGCAGCGATGTAGAAGACCAAGAGCTAGATAAAGAGGAAGACCGGGATATTACCGATCTTGAAGGAGTTGAGCTTCTAGCCGATATGTTCCTCATCGACCAGGGACCAGATGGGCTCGTTATCTTCAGCCCTAAGCCTAACATCGCTGATATGTTCTCTGACGACACGCTGTTGAAGGTAGGGCGTCTAGCTAAGGAAGGATACGAAGCCGACCAGGATTCAATGGCTGATTGGGCGGAGCTAGTAGACTTCGGCCTAGACCTGGTTAAGCAAGAGACACACGCCCGTTCTGAGCCTTGGGATGGGGCATCGAACTTCAAATCTCCCGAACTGTCGAAAGCCGGTCTCAAGTTCTCCGACAGAGCATCGACTGAATTGCTCCGTGGTTATGAGATCCTTAAGATTAAAGTCATTGGTAAAGATGCACAGAACCAGAAGTTTGAAAGAGGTGAGCGGGTAGCTGAGTTCCAAAACTGGCAGCTTAACGTTGAGATGTCTGAATGGCGTGATGAGCATGAGAAGCTGATCTATGACATCCCCTACACTGGAACAGTATTCAAGAAAACCTTCTTCGATGCTCAACTAGGGCGTCCAGACTCAAGGTTAGTTACATATCCGAACTTCGCAGTTAGCCAAGACGCTACGTCTATCACCCGGCTTCGTCGTTTCTCTGAAATTCATGACTTCAGCGCGAATGAAGTAGAGGAAAAGCAACGGCAGGGACTATGGCTTGATGTTGAATTGAACCTGGGTGACCGAGTAGATGACTCAGATCAAGAAGCATCGAACGACAAGTTCACCAGCTTTATTGAGCAAGATGGTTATTCCGATCTGGATAAAGATGGTTATGAAGAGCCATATACCATCGTATTCCAAGAATCTACCGGCACAGTCGTAAGGATTACGCCAAGATTCGAACCTAAAGACGTATTGGTCAAGGATGATAAGAATCGCAGAGCGTCAACGCTTGATCGGCTGATGGCTGATGGCGGATCATTGCCCGAAACTTCTGGTGATCGTGAAGTTGTGCGAATTGATGCACAAGAGAACATTACTAAATATGGATTTCTTCGTGATCCTCAAGGTGGCTTCTTAGACGTTGGTTATGTCCATCTGTTGAGCGCCATCATTTCAGGTATTAACGCTGTAACAAACCAACTCTTTGATGCAGGCACATTAGCTAACCTTCAAGGTGGCTGGGTAGCGAGAGGATTCAGAAAAAGGATGGGCACAAGTTCATTCAAGCCTGGTGAGTGGAAACAAACAGGGATTAGCGCTCAAGACCTGCAGAACGGCATCCGACCTTTACCATTCAAAGAGCCAAGCCCCACTCTCTTCGCGCTATTGCAGTTCATGATTGCTAACGCTAAAGACCTGGCTTCTTCGGCTGATCTCAAGGGTGCTTTGGGTGCTAACACTCCGGTAGGGACAACACTAGCTATTGTCGATGAGCAGTTGGAAGCTACGGGCGCTATTGTTAAACGCTTATATCGGGCTATGTCCTCGGAGTTCCGCAAGTTACATGCGTTGAATGCTAAGTTTACAGATCCTCTGCAGTATCAGGAGATACTAGATGATGAAGAGGCAAACTTTGAAGTGGACTTCAATCTTCGAGGGATGGATATCGTCCCGGTTGCTAACCCTGAGATTGCGACTAAAACACAGCGCATCATCCAGGCTAACGCTGAGATCAGCCAAGCTCAATTGGTAGCGTTCACAGGCGGCGATGTGCGGCCTATCATCAAGAACTTCTTTGAGGCTATCGGTTCAACGGTAGGAGATGAGGTTTATCCAGAAGAAACACCGGATCAGCAGTTGCAACGCATCCTGGCGGATAATCCAGAGCTTCAGCAGTTGATTCTCGGGGAGAAGGAACGGCTCGATCTGATTGCAGGGGCACAGGCTGACGCATTGGAGAGAGAAGAAGCACGTAAGGACGCCAAGTTAGCTATGGACCTAGACAAGGGTGATTCAGAGACAACCCTGAACGAAGCGAAGACTATTAAGACTCTGGAAGAAGCAGAGACAGAAGACACTAAGAACCTTTCGAATCAGTACACCATCGCACTCCAGCTAGACCAGCAGGAGTTGCAAAACCAGCAAGCAGCACAGGAGCTGACAAATGTTACTAACCAAAGCGGACCTACAGGATTGGAATAGCCATCCCGTAACCAAGGCAGTATTTAAGCAGGTCAAGGAGGAGATTGAATCTGCTCGATCAGAATCTAGCATGATGGATACAGTAGATCAGACGGCGCTCAGAACGGCGTTTAAAGAGGGGCTTATTGAAGGTGCAGAAGCACTTCTTATGGGCTATGAAACTGTCTTAGCAGAGGCTGAATAATGGACAGAAATTATCAGATATTCCCCATCCCATACCATCTTTTGGTCGATCTATTCAGCGGCGAAGGATTGAGAGTAGTCCGAAGTGATCTGCCAGAAGACGCAAAATTCATTGATGCGCATTTTGATATGCAGCGGCGAGCATTCTGCGCTGTGTATGAACATGAATCCTTTCCTATGACTCCTGAAGGATATGTCTTGCCATTTGCCGACATTAACTGTTGGGTTGAGCATATTAAAGAGCAAGACGACGCAGGAGTAACTGAGCATGACTAAGCAACCACCAGTTCTACCACTCGGTTATAACGTCCTAGTTGAGATCATCCCCGTTCAGGTTAAATCAGCTTCCGGGATCATCCTCACATCTGATAACGAAGAGAAACGAGAGCGCAAAGGGCGTGATATTGCCCGAATCATTGCGTTTGGTCCTACCTCATTCATGGGTTATGCCGGATGCGAAACGCCTGCTGATTGGGGTGTTGATCTAGGCGATATTGTCGAGCTGTCAACGCGGTATGATGGCAAGTTCACCCGTGCTGGGGAGTACAGCAAAGCGTTTGAGAATTACCGATATGTCAGCGACCAGGACATTATGGGTTTAGCAAACGGCGACTTTCTAACCATGCTGCAGCAGCAGTTGGAGGATAAGTAGATGAGTGAAGAGCAGATTGCAGAAGCGCTAGGTGCTGAACAGTTGCCTGATGAGGTAGATCAGGCTGAAGAGCAACAAGAGGAGCTTAACCTATCGCCTGTAGAGCAGCGGGCATATGATGACGGATGGCGTCCAGAAGACCAGTTCGAAGGAAACCCGGACAACTGGAAGACTGCAGGCGAATATAACCTGTATGGCGAGATGCAGACCCAGGTGCGCGATGCTAAGGCTGAGACACGCCGGGCGCAGGACGACATGGATAGCCGAATCGCTAGCCTGAACAAGTTACACGCAGCACAACAAACAGCGGCCATTAACGACCTCAAGGCACAGCAACGCCAAGCAGTAGAGGAGGCGGATACAGCTCTTTATGATCGGCTTCAGACTCAGATTGAGAGCACTGTTGTTGAGCCTGTCCAATCAACACAGCCAGGCAAGGCTTCGGAGATCCTAGAATGGGAGTCAAAGAACTCATGGAGCGCAGACCCTAACGACGAGCGCACCATTCAGGCGAATACCTTTTACCAGATCGCGTCGAGCAAGCCCAATGCTACATACGACTCAGCGCTTAAATACGTTGATGATCAGCTTGCCAAGCTATACGCAGTGGAGCAGGCACAAACCAACCCTCGCAGAGAGAGTGTAACCATGACTGAGCAGAGCCGGCAGCCGCGACAAAGACAGCGGAATAACAAAGAGCTATCGATGAGCGACCTTACATCTCAGGAGGCGCGTGAATATGAGATGTTCGGCAAGGACATGTTCAACGATGAGAAGCAGTTTCTGAAATCAGTCCAAGATGCGAGGAAATCATGATGGCTAAGCCCGGACCTAAACCCCGTACACCAGAACGCGGCGGAGAACGTAACTCAGCACGACCAGCACGAGTCTCAATGAGCGCTGGTAATAAATTAAACGTACCTGATTCTTTGAAAGAGGAAGGTTACCAATATTATTGGGCAATTACTGGGCCTGATCACCCTGGAAAGCTTCAGCAAATGGAGCGCGCCTGGTGGGAGTTTGTTCTGGATGACGGTGAAAAAGTCGAGCAACCAGCAGGCAAAGGCAATACCCATGTTCTAATGCGTTTGCCAATGGACTTGTACCAAGAAGATATGGCCGCGCAGCAGAAACGTAATATTGACGCCACTCAAAAGGATGTTCAGGCTTTGGGTGATTCGGAGTATGTGCCCATGGGTCAGAACAAAGTTGTGGAGCGAGACATTATTTAACGAATAGTGTTTTATATCAGTTTATGATATAGAATATGCACATAGGGACTCACGCCTCTGGCTACCTCGTTGATAGACAAGCTGATGCGCACCCCGAGGCCCGATAGTCAATTTAGTGGTTGAGTTGTAGACGCACCTCAACCCCTAATCAAACGTTAGGTTAGATGACCTCCTTGATTAGTTAAACGTTGGCCCGTTGTGGGCTTATTTTTGATTACTCAATTCGAGGATATTCTAATGAGTGGCGGATTCCGACCAGTCAACGACCTCTCAGGTCATTCGTACACAGGCAAAGTGCAAACTTATGCCGTGGATGCGACACACGCAACTCTGTTGGCAGTAGGTGATCTAGTCGTTGAGACTGGCAACCTAGAGGCTGCAACAGGTCTTTCCGAAGTCGATGCAATAACCGCTGGCACTGGTAATCTGATTACCGGGGTCATCGTCGCTATCGATTTCAACATCTCCAACCTTGAAGCTAAAGGCCTTGCGGCTTCCACTGCAGGGACTGTAAAGGTGGCTGTCGATCCTGACATGCTGCTAGAAGCTGAAACCCTTGGTGGTACTTTTGCATTGACTGATGTAGGCGGGAACCTGCCTGTGACAGTCACCGCTGCAACCGCTTCAGGTAATTTGGTTAACTCCAACATGGTCGTTAATACCACCGGCAACGCTGCTAGCACTACTGAGCAGGTCCGGGTTGTGGGTGTTAAAGACTCAGGGGATGTCACATTCCCCGCTGCCGCCGGTACCACGTTGATCGTGCGTATCAATGAATCAACAATTGGCGGCGCTGTAGGCGTTTAAGGAGACTTATCATGGCTGGTGTAATTGCAACTGGTAACATCTCGCGCCTCCTACAAGAAGGCGTCAAGAATGTCTTCGGGCAGGCGTATGAAGAGCATACAACCCAATGGGATATGCTATTTGATACCGAAAGCTCCAACAAAGCTTTTGAGCTTGATCAGCAGTTCGAAGGTTTCGGCTTGGCTCCTGTCAAGACTGAAGGCTCTGGTGTGGCTTACGACTCTCAGCAGGAAGGCTTCACGCCTAAGTATCCCAACCTGACGTACGCCAAAGGCTTTATCGTCACTCGGGAAGCGATGGAAGATAACCTGTATAACCTGTTTACTCGTCGCGCTCGCGCTCTGGCTTTCTCGATGCGTCAAACCAAAGAGAACGTCGGCGCCAACATCTACAACCGCGGATTTAACTCTTCGTTTCTGATGACCGGTGGCGATGGGGTTGAGCTGTTCTCTACCGCCCACGTTAATGGGCCTTCCGACAGCACGACCTTTAGTAATGAGCTGGCAACCCCTGCAGCTTTGTCTGAAGCGAGTCTTGAGGATCTGTTGATTCAGATTAACGAAGCGACGGACCCTCGGGGATTGCGTATCGCCATTCGTGGTGAGCGTCTGATTGTTCCGCCTAAGCTGGGATTTGAAGCAGAACGCATTATGAATAGCGTGCTGCAGAACGATACCGGCAATAACGCGGTCAATGCGATTCGATCCACTGGTATGCTGCCTGCTGGTCACATGGTTAATAACTATCTGACCTCTGACACTGCCTGGTTTATTAAGACCAATTCGCCGGACGGAATTAAGTATTTCACCCGTCAGGAAGTACGCTTTGAGCAAGATAACGACTTCGGAACCTC